TTATGTTAAAGATTTCAACTTAGATAACAACTGATTTATTTCCCTAACTTTTTTTGGTCCATATGAATTATACTGAATATAGCCATTTTTATATTCATATGGGACTCCTTCATCATCATATAAAACTTCTTGTAATTGAGGGTGGTGATAGAAATATTCTTCCAACAATTCGTTAATAAGACTAATTTCTGTAGAATTTATCTTCAAACATACCCCTCCTAATAACTATCTTAGTTTTACTTCATTCTATTATAGCATTTATCAAATAAAAAACCTACTCCTTTATCTAAGAAGTAGGTTTTCATTATGGACCATACAGGACTCGAACCTGTGACCGAACGGTTATGAGCCGTTTGCTCTAACCAGCTGAGCTAATGGTCCTGAAATTTATTTCTAAACACTTATAGATTAAATGCAATCATTTCTAAAGTTAAAATTTTTGCTCTTTTCGATTTAGGAAATATTGGACGATTACTCTTTGATACATAGAAAGTAACTGGTGTATAAACACAATTACTGATTTCTCGTAATCCAAGTGTCAATGTTTTATTTTTATGAGGATGACTAAACGCTATATCTAATTTCATAGATGAACCAAATCTATCTGCTTCAGATACATATATCACCGAATCATTATATCCTTCTAAAAATATTTCTAAAATAAACTCAAATAATTCTACTCTATCTTTTATAAGTCCGAAATTACGATGTCTCTGCAAATGCTTATATGTAATGGCTTCATTTTTCAATTTTTGACAAATTATTTTAGGCGAATCATTATAAATCTTGTGTAACCCTAATAAATGTGGCAGTTGTAAAATATCAAATTTTATATAAAAACAATCTAATTTAACAAACGGCGTTGTAATAACAGCAATCTTGCCATCAAGATTTGATAAATATAAATTATATGTTTTTTGCAAATCTTTAGGCATTTTTTTACAACTCCTTTATAATTTTAGACAAAAAAAAAGAGTGCAAAACATGGATACCGTCCCATGTAGACCAACGCTAGGTTAACCCACCCGCTGGGGATCGTGGGTGCACTCCGTTCCCACTTTGATTGAAAAAATTCAATCTAAATCAGAAAGAGAGGTGATAATATATATATCCCTCATACATAATATAACATTAGCTAATAAATTAAGCAATCACAACATAGCATACAACTAATTAAAAAACAATATAAAAGAAGACAATATAGAACAAAATGCTTTCATTTGTGAATATATGATTCAACAGAGGCTAAGCGAAAAACTTATTAAATTTTATTAAATAACAAAAAAATGACCACCTTATTGAGAAAAGGCGGTCTGCGTGAAAATAAATAAATCTGTACATATAGAATATCACATCTACTTTTTTTATTCAATATTTTTATGTAAAAAGATACCGCCTTATTGGGAAAAGGCGGCAAATGAAATGTAAGTATAAAATAGTATTAGGGAACCATGTTTCAACACGCCTTTTCTATGAAACACTCCTATTGTTTCCAATAGGAGTGTTCTATCGAAAAGAGTCATACTATGATGACAACTTTATTTTAAAACAACCTATTTTTTAATGCAATACTTTTTATATAAATTTTTTATAAAAATAGTTTTCTTTTTTACATTCATAATTGGCTATTTTATGAATATATTTTCTTGACACGATAGCTTTAACCTGAGGAAAGCATTCCATAAAAAAGCTCCTATCTTGGACTTGGGATAAGATAGGAGCACTCTTCTCGAAAGAAGATCATATATGAGTGTATTAAAAAGGTAACTTTATTTTAAAACAATTATTCTTAAATTTCAATACCTTATATATAAAAACAGGTATCAACTACGATACCCGTTCTTTTCAAAAATTTAAAAGTAACATGCTTTCCACTAAAACCCTAAGTATATTTTACATCACTTCATTCTATATTTCAATAGAATTCAATGAGACTAAACAAAAATTTCTTAATCTTTTATGTATCACCCTCAAATTGAGGGCTTTTTTATTTAACGACTGGACAAACAGTTTCCAAGCGATTGTACCATGGCGCATTTTTATTCCATTCTTTTTGTGTATATTCTGGAATTTCTTTTCCATTATTTTTACGATACACATCTTTAATCACTTTTACTTCATCTGGATGATATAACCGTCTACAATTTACACCATTACAGAAAAATGTCGCCCAGTGTGAGCCATTCCATTCTAAAGCTCCTGTTTTTGGATTAATTGGTCGCTGATATAGACAATACATCGTTGTTTCTCTCCCTTGTGTTGTATTTTGTGTTGATTGTATAGAACGTTTTACTACTGAATGAGAGGAGGAATAGTTCGGACGAATTACTCCCCAAACACCATCCATTGTGTGTTTGATTGGTTGAGCAGCACTACCTACTTCCAAACTAGCATTGACCCAGTTTTGATCAACACTAACGAATGTACCATCAGATTTCCCATTCTCTGTTGCAATTGCAGTATGCCCATATTGCGCATAAGCACCTAATCCCCAAATCATCACATCTCCTGCTTGAATGTCTTTTGCTTGATACACACGCAACCGTTGAAATCCTGTTGGGATTGCTTGTGTAGTTAATGCAATCGCATCCCCGATTGGCCACCAATGAAAAAACTTATTCATCACGTGAACAGTTAAATCCATACACTGCGAACCATACGAACCGTCCATATCTACTTGTTTACCGATTAAACTATTGACATAATTTATGACCTCATCCTTTTTTGTCACTATCCTTCTCTCCCTATTTTTTTAGTTTTCTATAGGACATCGCCTGATCACTATCTGATAAACCTTCTGTAGTTGGATCTTTAACAACTCCTATCAGAGCTAATAACAAAAAAACAGTATTGATGATTTGAGTTAATTGTTCATTTAAAATGGTGTAATCCCACCGAATACCAAAAATAGATAATATCTGTTGTACTAATAAAAAAATCAGCCCTAAAAGACTAATCACAAATACTTTACTTTGAAAGCGTACCTTCCAATTAATTTTATTCATGTTTTCTTCCTCCAATACTTTTAAAAATCGTTTTATTTTGTTCCTCTAATCGTGCAATTCGAATCTCATGATTATTCAATCGATTCACCGCATCTTTTAATTCCTGTAAGCTTTCCTCTAATTTTGAGAACACATGATGAAACTTCATCAAAGCAAAGAGAATACTTCCAATTAACCCCAATACGGCAATAAATTCTGTAATTGACAAACCAAATAAATTCATAGAATTTCACCTCTTCCATAAAAAGAACTCTGCCTATTGACTAAAGTTCTTCTACTTCCTCCATTTCTTCTTTTGTTGATTCTGTAGCTAACTGATCTTCTACTTCATACACTTTATCTTGGAAAGACTGAATATCTTTACGACACTGTGTTCGATTCTCACGATATTTTTTAGCATCTTGAATCGTTTGTGAGATATTTGTATTCCCCACGCTTTCTGTAGAAACACTTGCAGAAAGATAAACCACTGTTTTTTCATCAATGATTGATTGGCCAGATAAATTGACTGATTTTGTTACTTCTAATGCCATTGTTATTCCTCCACTTCTTCTAATATAGGTTGAATCTTGTGTAATAACTTTGCACTTACTTTTACTTCAGCTAGTTCATTAATTGTGATCGTTGGAAGTTCTACATTCATCTCTTGCTTATAAAGTTCTTGTAGTTCCTTTTCTCGTAAACACTCTTCTTTTTTTAAGATAGGTTGTGCTGTTTCTCGAATACAATGCGTGACAGGCCCAATTTCAGTGAGTGCTCGGTTTAATTTTAAACTAGTAGAAATATGCATTTCTTTCTCCGCTAGTTCAATTAATCCTTCTTCTAAATTTAAAAGTTGCAGTACTGTTAATTCCATCATTTTTCTCCTTATAAAGTTATTGTCTTCCATTGATTGACTGTTCCATCCCTTGCGATACTAGTCGGTATACTTACACGTCCTAGTCCTTTTAATGCATAAACCACTTTCCGAATATCTTCTACAGGAATAACCTTGTTATCATGCAATAAATACAACCATGCTCCACCAAACATTACACCACTTTTTCCACTATCATTTAAGAGGGAAGAATAGTAACTGTTAGAATATTGTATAATCCCAAATCGTAAAAATTCTCTTGCATTCGTATAATTCGGTTTTACTCTAGATAAATAAACATCTACATCCATGAGAATACCTGCTTTTCCAGTAAATTTCCCTCGAGGATCAAGCATTAACATGGAAGTAAACGCATCGTCGTTTTTGGTTTTTCGATAGCTCCATGCGATATAATCTCCTGTAGATTCTAAATTCATTGTAACCCCACGAATATTTTCATTTCCTATTTTTGCATTTTCACCAATACGTCCAATCTCTCTAGTTCCATACCAAAATTCCATCCCTTCACTTGTTATCCTTCCACTTAAACGATTTGTATTATAAAAACTTAAATTATATGGGGAAATTTTTAAATTCTGACTATAGTTATTGAAACCAACTTGAATTGCATTAACCGCTAATTTATCTGCAGTAATCGAGTTAGAACGGATACGTTGATTATCCAAAAAGCCATTGCTAATATTCGCTGCATCTATATTCGTAATCCGCGCTTTCGCTCCATTTAATTCTCCAAATGTGATTTTATCGGCAGATATATTTCCCAGTTTTGCATTTGATACAGCTAAATCTTTAATTTTCGCTGTATCAATCGATGCGTTTGCTATTTTTCCTGTTGTAACTGCCAAATCTCTGATTTCTGCACTTCCGACAAGTAAATCTTTAATAGTAGCCATCGGAATAAATGCTTTTCCACTGAAATAAACCGTATCCGCATCTAAAAATATTTTTTTATTTTGAATCAAAGTTTTACCAGCTTCTATATTTAGCCTTGCAATTACTTCTCCTTTTTGTACCATTAAAGCAATTCGATTCGCTAGTTGTTGTTGCTCAGAGTGGTAACCAGTGATCTGATCAAGAATTGTTTGTTTAAATTGATTTTGCGTTTGTTCTAACTGACTGATTTGTGCTTTTGTACCAGACGAATCCGTTTTTAATTGACTAATAGTCTTTTTGATAGTAGAAGCATCTTGCTGCAATTCACTAATCGTTTCTAATTGTCCTACCATCGTTTGTTTAAATGTCCCAAATTGTGTGGTCATTTCCTCTGAAGAACGTTTCACTAAGGAAACTTGTTCTTCTAAATCAGCTTTGGTCTTCATCAAAGAGATATAATTCTCTTCCAATTGTCCTGTAGTCGTTTTTAATTGTTCTATATTGACTTGTGTTTGCTGAACGAGTGTTTCTGTTTTCATATCTTGCGCAGAGAATTGAGTAAAGGTTTGATCTAATTGTGTATATAATTCGTTAAATGTACTATTTATTTCATTTTTGTGTCTCTGAATTTCTTCTTTATCTTTTAGTATTTCGTAAGTTATACTATTAAATTGTTGTTCACGAAGGATATTTTCTTTTTTTAACGCAATCAAATCTGTTTCATACCGTTGAAACTCCTGATTCATTTCTAAAGACTTTCTTTTAATTTCTTCTCCTGTCCGTTTGGAATCTTCACCAGCTAGTTTTGCTTGTTCAGCTAATCGTTTTGTTTCTTCTAACACGCTCTTATCTACCAAAGGCCACCATTCAGTGCCATTCCAAATATAGAGAACTTTTTCTTCTCCAATTTCTTTATACCAAATATCTCCTTTATGAAACTTATTCCCTGTAGGAATACGCGGTCCATAATAAGTCATTGCTTTTCCATCTGCAGAAATTAAAGCAAAATTAGCTATGCTCGTTGCCTGTTCAATGGAATTTTCAATTTGATTCTTCCAATAGGCATCTGAAATACGTGTCTGATCCATTAGATTTAAGCTTCCACAGGAAATATCATGATCAATGATTTGCCCTTCCGTATCATAAGAAGTGGTGTACGATAAAATTCGAACTTTTTGCTCAAAGCCAAGATCTTTGTTAATCGCCATAATATAATCTCCTTCGTGTGGTTGATCATAGTTATAGCCGGCTTTGGTTAAATCTTCCATATCGATATCAACAGACACGCCATAAGACGAATCTACTTCTTTTTTTATTCTAGATAGCAAATGTTCTACTTGTGTGTAACGTTCATCAACAACTGGATCTCCTTCAAGTTTCCCATATATTTTAGAAAGAGGACTTAGGTATTCTACTTCTAATCGTCCTTGTGAGGGATTTTCTGGATCTTTAAAAGCACCATAGCCCTTCATATAAGTAATAAAGGAACCAGTATCTTTTTCTATATGGAGTTCATTGAGATTAAATCCTTTCTTAACAATAGTTGATAGGTTAGTTCCTACTTTATCTAAAATTCGAACTACTCGCCCATTTATAGAAAATTCAACCCCAGTTGAAGAAACAAAATCTTTAAATAAAGTAAGACGGTTTTTTAAGCCAAAATTTTCTTTTTTAAAAGCAGGAATATTTACTTCCAATCGATATTCATAACCACTACCTTTAAAAATGTGTTGTAAATATCTTTCAGCTGTATTTGAGCCATTCAATAGGCGGTGAACAACAGATTTCTGCATATCAAAAAAGAACTCATGTACAGCATCAAATTCGACAACTATACGAGTTCCTTCATCTATTGGATTCAAATAAGTTAAACAATAGGTCTCACCTTCAAAAACTATACGCCAACCTCGTCCAATCCCATGTAACAATTGATCATTTGTATAAATTGTTCCGCTTAATGATTTCTCGCCATTCACTCCTTTTGTTTTTTTACATTCAAAAATAGCAGAATAAAGTCTACCCTTTTCATCAATAAAGTTCATCTCTTTCTCACCCCTAATCCCTCTATTTATACAGCTCTACAAAATTAAGTAATTGAATCGTCCCCTTGAAATTTGTTTGAATACCTATTTTGTTTGTATTTGCGGGTACCAAAATAAAATGTTCGTAATTCGTTTTATCATTAACATTTAAACCATTTAAAGTGACTTCCACTCCTTTTAATAACAAAATATCCCCATTTTCTAAAGCAGTTTGCGTTTGGTAAGTAAATGTTCTGTCGCCTATCTTTAGGAAAAAACTCCCATCTTGTGATTGATTAGCTGTTAATTTTACTATCCACGGCCACTCTAATTGACTACATTTTGCGGTTCCTGCGTAATCAATACTAGTTGAAACCAACACTGTCTTAGGAATTGTTTCCCCAAATGGTAATTCTGCTGTTTTTCCTTCAAAAGAGAATTTCATTCTTATCCCTGCAGCTGAAAATCCAACAAACGTATAAGAAAGCTCATTTTCCACAATTATTTTGTAGCGATACTTATAGGCATGGTGAGGAATAGTAAGTAAATTTAAATCACTTGTTTTTTGACCAGGCAATTCAAAATCATACAGGCTAGCAGTAGGCAATAACTTGGTAATATAAAAAGGCTCATCATTACTGATAAGCCCATTGATTTCATCCTTCTTTTCTTCTAATGCATACGCATTTGGAACAACGAAAGTTCCTGAAACAACGATCCGTTTTTCTTTGTGTACTGCTCCGGAGAATATATAGCCACTTCGATTTGTTACTTCTCTTTTATTCGTAGTCACAGAAGGTGAACTGTCTTGAAAATCAGTGACAAGTAGCCCGATAGAGGAAAGTCTCGTTTCAACTCCATCTTTTGTGATCAAAGCATCCATGATCTTCCCCCCTTAGTTAAAATAGTTGTTTTTATTTTTCTCACGTGCTTCTTTACGTTTCACTGTTGTATAAATCTTATCTCCAATAACCTCATTGTAGATATGAATTTCTTCTTGTCTAAGCTCTGATTCTGCAACATCCTGATCCATTTCATCTGTAAATGCATGAATATTTTTATTAGTAAACGTTGTATCTCCTACCATCACGGCTTCTGCTTGATAACACTGTGCTTGAATAATGGAACCAAATTCATTCGCTTGTTTTTCAACAAAAGAGAACATGGACTGCATACCTAACCCAAGCCCTTTTCCTAACATTTCCCCCATCCATGTAGTGATTTTTGAGGGTGAATGGATATCCAGAGCACTCTGTATGGTTCGAGCCACGTTATTCGCAATTATATTAGTGGTTGAATAAATGGCCCCAGCAGAACTAGATAATCCATTAGCTAATCCTATGCCAGCATTATAGCCCAAAATGTCTAGTTGAGAAGACAAAGAAGAAAATGCTGAAACGATTTGAGAAGACGCTTGAATACTCACTTGAAACAATTGTATCATTCCAGATTGAAAAGTATGACTAACAGTGTTTATACCACTACTAATCGTTTGTTGTACCTGATTCATCGAAATTTGAATCTGTGAGTGTATTTGACTCATACTATTAGTCACTTGTCCAGTAATTCCAGAAAATCCAGCTTGCATAGAACTTTTTATACTATTCATGCTAGTATTTACTACAGTTGACATCGTTTGGAAAGAATTTTTTAACTCTCCTTCCATCTTTTTCGTTTCATTTGTTGCATTGGAACTAGCACCGCTCATAGAACCAGAAACTTTTTTTTCTAGTTCCTGTACACTTGCCGTACCACTTGATAACAAATTAGAAAAATCAGCACTTCCAGAAGTATTTAATTGCCGAATATCTGAAGAACCAGCTTGTTGTAGTGCTTGAGTCGCATTCGTTACATTTGTATTTAATGTTTGCGCGTCCGAACTTCCTTGACTAAGAATTGAACTAAAATCTCCTAAAGCTGAAGTACTAATATTCGAAGTGGCGTTGGAAATATTTAATCCCATTTGGTCAAAACTTGTAGAAACACTAGAACCAAGTTCCTCTGTTTTGCTCTTCATTGATTCTGCAGTTTGAGAATACGTAGAAGTTACTTCTGTAGACGTCTCTTTTGATTTTCCAGTTATCGTATCCCATAAGTTACTGAAGCCATTTTTGATGCCGTCCCAAGCACCTTTCAGTACGTTTGGTATTGCTTCAATAATGCCGCTTGCCAACGATTTAATGATATCCCAGCCTGCAGCTAAGACACTTGGCAACATTTGAATAATCGTTGTTATCAACGAGAAAATGATTTGAATTCCTGCAGAAATGATATTAGGTAAATTTTGTACAATTCCACTAACTAACGCTTGTAAAATCTGAACAGCAGCTTGTAAAATCATTGGGAGGTTTTGAACAATAAAATTACACAAAGCTTGAACAATTTCAACTGCTCCGTTAAGTAATTGCGGAATATTAGCCATCAAACCATTGATTAAAGTCAGAATTGCGGTTAAAGCTACTGGTAGTAATTGAGGTAACATTTCTGTCAACCCATTGATCAAATTCAGTAAGATCTGAATTCCTGTTTGAATGATCTGTGGCAAATTCGCAACGATATTTCCCACAAAAGCTTGCAAAATCTGTTGTACTGAACTTACAATCTGTGGAATATTTGTGACAAGCCCATTGACTAAGCTTAATAGTAAATTCATCCCCATCACGATCAATTGTGGCAATGCGCTTGCTAATGATGTCAGTATAGTTGTAATAATTGTCAAAGCTGAACTAATTAAAGAAGGTAGATTTTGTGCTACGCCACCGACTAATGATCCAATAATATCGATACCAGCCTGAACAATGACTGGCAACATGGTTGCGATCGTATTCACTAATTTACTAATTAGCTCTGTGCCACTAGTGATTAATTGTGGAATTTGTGACATAATACCTTGAACAAATTTAGAAATTACTTCTGGACCTTTTGTGGTGACCATTTTTAACAAATCATCAATCTGTGTACCAAATTGATTGTTTACTAAACCAAGCCCTGCAACAACTAACCCTAATATTGCAGCTGGTCCTACTGCAGCTAAAGCGACTTGCATAATCGTAGTCATTGCAGAGGTCATTCCACCTAATGCGCCCATTCCTACACTTGCGGCAGAAGAAAGTCCACCACCAATTTTAGGGAATAGTCCAATTAATCCACTAACATTTCTAGAAACTAAATCAAACGCTGACTTTAAAGGTCCAGATAAAATACCAGAAAAACTAATAAAACCAGCTGTTAACGAAGCTAATATTGGTAAAGCACTATTTAAAGTTAGCGCTCCACCTAAAAGACCAGCTAACGGTAAAATTTTAGAAATAATATTCTGCATATTGGCTAAAGCCTCATTAGATAATTCTGTACCATTGACAAAATGATCCAAAATAGCAACAACACTATCCACCGCTTTTTCTATGGGTGTCATATTAAAGCTGTCAATTTTGTCGGTAATTTTACTAATAGCATTAATTCCTACTTGAGAAAGTTTGTCAAAAGAAGGCTGTAACTTATTAGTTAAAGTTTCTTTTAACCCGTCCATTGCTTGCCCAACTGTTTTATACTCAGTCGCCATTTTACTAAACGTGTTGTTAGTACCGACTTTTGTGATTGCATCAAAAAAGTCCTCTGTTTTGATTTTCCCGTCTTGTACAGCCGTAACCATTTCAGACGTTGACATTCCCATTTGTTTAGCAACAGCCGCAATACCTGCAGGCGTTTGTTCCAACATCAGTTTAAAGTCTTGCCATTGAACGGTTGGTTTTGCGGCCATTTGTGTTGCTTGTTGACTTAATGTTTTCATTGCCTGAGTTGGATTTTCAGCCGCCGCGGCTAATCCACCAAATCCTTTAACCAACTGATCAGCACTCTTAATACCTACTGCCGCTAACTGACTATAGGTAGTTGCCATTTCGGAAGATGAATAAATCGTTTTAGTCGCAAAATCTTGCAACTCTTTTTTCACACCCGCAATTTCTTTTTTACCCATACCAATATTTTCCATATTAGCGTTAAAGGTTTTCCAAGTCGCTGAACCTTGATTTAAATCACCGATTAAGCTACTAATCCCTGAAGTCAACCCACCAATGGCTTTCTGCGCAAGCGTAAAAGCAGCTCCGATTCCTACTGCCTGTTTGATAAAACTACCGGTAGAACTTCCAGCACTCTTTGTTTTGCTGATAATTCCATTTAATGTGGTTGCTGCTTTCGTACCTGCACGATTAAACGCACTAGTTAAATGACTACCAACCTTACGGCCAACAATTGTACTAGCACTCACGATTCTATTCAAGCCTTTTGCGATTAGGCTTGAAGCATCATTTGCAGCTTTAGAAGCTGTACTAAAGCCCTTTCTTATCGGTTGTGGAATTTTTTCGCCAATCGAAGCAATCACTCGTTGAATTTGACCACCAGCTGTACTAAAAGGAGCTACCATACTTGTTTTTAGACCGGTTAATTTAGATTGAATAGTTGAACTTAATTGTCCCATAATGCTTCCAACCTTAGAAACGATACTATTAGTACTTTGACTCATCGTATTTGAAACCTGATTCATTGTTGAATTTGTTACACTAAGGACTTCTGCCATTGCTTTTTTGTAATCGCTAGTATCTGCTCCAATTAGTGCTTTGATTGCTCCTGTTATATTTTCAGCCATTCTTTTTTTCACCTCCGGTTTTTAAAGTGTTCTAACGCTTGCATAGCTTTTTCAAGCCGTTGATGATTCTTGTTCACCTGTTTTTGATTACGTGTGAAGGATTTTCGTATTTTGTCTTCGACTTTCTTTTTGTTCAAAATTTTATTCATTTGAGGTTTCTTCGCATTCAAGATATATCGCAAATTAAATCCAAAAACCACATTTTGTTCTTGCTTATCTAATTCTCGTAAAGCCAAACCTTCAAGAATTGCTTCTAGTTCCCACAAATAACAATTCATAATCAGATCAATATCGGTTAAGCCATATCGCGCACAATTGATTAGGAGATCTCTTTCTTGATTCGCTCGGACAGCTCCTTCAATTGCATGATTTGTACTTTGTCCTCTTCTTTCTTCCTTGACTCCATCATTTCGATTACTTTCTCTATATTCTCTAGATACTTGCGGATCTTGCTCACGAAAAAACCAGATGCTAACATTTCCTGTTTCAGATCTTCAAAAATACGGTTATAAGCTTCTTCTTCACTTAATCCACTTTCCACAAGTTCTCGAACATACGTATCTATCGCTTCAAGAGCATCATTTTCAGTAGCCTTACAGTCAACCAATTGCAACAAATTCACCAAAGCATCGTCTTCTTTTTCTAATACTTGAACAAAAAGAACCCCTGCACCATCGTTTTGAGACTTTCCTTCTTTATCTTTTGTTGCTAGCTTTTTATTTGCTTTGAAATTCAACATATAATTGAATTTAATTTTTTGCTCTTTTCCTTTTAAATTGATATCAAATGACATACTTGTTCCTCCTTAATCCAAAAAGAAATACGACAATCAAGTGATTGTCGTATCATGAATACAATACTTTATTATGCTGTAGTACGAAAAGCTGGAATATCTACTTTCGCAGACTCTTTCCCATCTCGTACGCGTACTGCTTGATAGGTTCCTTTTTTGACATCTGTACTTGCAGTTAGTCCCGTAATAGTTAGCGGACTAGATCCTTCCAATACTTTTTCTTTACCTTTATAAATTCTAAATGTATCTGCCATTTTTATTCCTCCATTCTATTTTAAGAAAGTTCAACTTTTGCGCCTGTATTTGTTGGCGTAACTTTTCCTACTTTAGGTGCTGCCACAGTTTGAATACGATCAAAATCTCCCGTAGTTTCTCCAGGGTTTTGATAATCATATAAAGCTTCAATTGCTGCAATATCAGCATTAGATAATGGGAACTCACCTTCTTGTAGTTTTCCAATGATATTTAACGTATAAGACGCTTCTACTAAGTCGTCACCGTCTTGAATCTCAACGTCATCTGGCATTCCATAGCCAAATTCAGCAGGATAAAGTTTTACATCTTCTAAACCATCTGCCACTTTCGCTACAGATTCATCAATCACTACACGCCATACTTTTACCGAATCTCCATTTTTCTTTGCATCTTTTACAACTTTAATCGATTCATCGTTCGGAATAAAATATTGTGTCAATTCAATACTGTGTTCGTCTGTCGATTTAATGATAATACGTCCCATCTTAGTTTGTTCATCAATATTATCTCCACCATATGTTACGCCACCTTCTGTTTGGAATGCTGGTAATAATGCTGGTGAGCCAATAGGTACTTTTACTGATTGAATAAAGTACCAAACCTTTTTTGCTGTAACTGCTTTTCCTGTGAATTTTCTGACACCATTATTTATAGTCGTCATCGTTCACCCTCCTTTTAAATAATTAAATCTGAAATTCTAAAAATGATATGATAAACTTCTCGTCCAATCGAATGATCAATCAGCAGTTGATGAGTCATTCGTTTGTTTAAGGCAACTTTCGTTTGAAAAATCGCCTCTTCGACCTTAGTTCGGCTATCGATTGGATAAAACAAATCGATTTGTAAAGTTGTATCCACAATAGCCGTTCCAAACTTGGCACTACGTGAATCGTCTCCAGTATGAGAACCTATCACATAAAAAGGCTCCTTGATACTTACGTCAGGTAGTTTAAAATATACGGGTATTTTGGTATCGTTTAATTTTTCTGATAGCTTCTTTAAATATTCTGTCATTGGAGAGTACACACAATCATCCTCTCACTAATTTAGTTAATCGTTTCTGTAACAAAGGCCAATCCGCACGAACAGCTGGAAATAAGAATGGTTGTGCAAACATATAACGTGTCCCATATTCTACAAAAATAGAATATTCTGCTGGTGATATTACTTCTGCTTGTAAAAAGCCAATGTTATTCGCATAAATATTATTGGATAACCAACCTGTATCCCAAGGGGCAAGTTCCTTTGCACATTTTTCCACTCGTAAAGCAGATAAATTAATTTCTTTGTCAATTGCTTGGTCTAAAGCAGGACCTTTTCTACTGACTTCACGCATAAACTCTTTTAACCCTTGGATCTTCACACTCTTACTCATGTGAGAATCACCACTGTAGAATTTCGATGCCATTTTGTTAAATAAACAGAACGTTCTACACCTTCATATTCAATTTTTGAAAATCCTCTGTGGATTCCTTGAATATACAATTTAAATGCCGATTTATTATATTTTCCAAAAATTCCTATTTGTTCCTCACTTGATATCCCTGTTTTCCCACAAGACAAAAGGAGCTCTTGTTCTTCTAAAGTATCCTCACCAAGATAACTAGGGACTTTTCTTTCAAACGTTATCTTGACGCGATCATTGTAATTCAAGAAATAAACCTCGTAATTCCTCTACCAGCGCGCAACATAGGCTTTGTATACTCCTCAAAGATATCTAGATATTCATTTAAATAAGAGGATTCCCACGTATACGAACGACCTTCTTCACTATCTGCAGTAGCCCCTTCACTGTTGCGTTTATTAAAACGTTTGATAGCGACATCTCTATGAATATAGATCAAATCTGCTGGTATCGTTTGGTACTTTTCAGTCCCGTTTTTTACAGAAAATTGATTTAAAAAGGATAAGATCCGTTGCTCACTGTCTTCAATAATGAGTGTAAGCAATGGATCTTGAAGTTGGTCATAAATTCCAAGAAGTAATTTTATTTCTTCTAATAAAAATGTTTTTTCTGTCATGGAATCACCTATTTCATTTCAATTGTTGCCCCATCTGCAGTAGGTGTGACTTTACCTACTACTGGGGCCATTATTTTGGGCTTTCTTGTTCAATGGTTGCTTCTACAACACCTTTTGGAATTTCAGTAAATAATACTAACGCATTCATAAATAAAGATTCATAGGTCGCATTTCGTAAAGTCCGTCCACGCGTTGCAGAAATAAAGCCTGTTTCATCTACAAAATCAACAAAAATATCTCCGAGATCAGACGCTTTCATATCTAGGTAAGCCAATACAATGTTATCTACTGCAGTAGAATAAATTTTACCTTCTGGAATGGCATTTAACACAACGACATTGTTAGCACCTAAGAAGTTTTTTAATAAAGTCATCCCAAATACATTTGAAGCATCTGCAAGAACTTTAGTATCTCCTAAATAAGTAGCTACATCCATTGGATTAACAAAAGACACAAAATCTGCACCATCAAACTCTTCAAATGTACTTAATTTGCCCCAAGAGGTTGCTAAAGCTTTTTGCAATCCTACACCAGTTACTTTTGTTGGCGAAATACCTAAAAAAGTAACAAATTTAGATTTTAAATTCCCTTGAATTTGTCGAAGTAAACGATTATCTGCTTTATCAATTGCTAAGGATGCTCCATGACGTGCAATTGCTTCTGCAGAAACTGCTCGACGCCACTTGTTGAAGGTAACGGTATAATCTTTGTCTTTTGCTCGTGTTACTTTAGATAACGGAATATCTTCACCTTCTGCTACACTTCCGTCTTTGACATCTGTTTCCCACTTATAGGTTTGGATTTTCAAATCTTGAGATAAAGGTTCTAGCCGTGTAACCCCTAATAATGCAAGTAATTCTTTGATTCCTGCTTCAAAGCGATTAACGAAATCAATAGATTTGATTTCTCCCAAATCTGCCATTTTAGTCAGATTAGTTTCAGCCGCAAACATTTGTAAATCCATTTTTAATAATTTTTCTTTATTCGTCTTTGACATATTTTTCATTGAGTGCTTCCTCCTTGTTAAAATAATTCGCGATTTTCGGCAATCATTCGTTGTCGTTCTTTTGTATCTTTAATTGCCATGATTTCTGCTTTGGTCATTTGACCACTTGTAGCACCAACTTTTGTTTTCTTTTTAGAAGACAATCGTTCATTGACTTTTAATTCTACTGCCTTATCCCATTCTGCACGGAACGCTTTTACATCTTCGAGGATTTCTTCTGCGGTCTCTCCCGTAATTCGATGGGCAAAATCTGCAGGAATTCCTTGAGTAGTAAGTTGTTTCCCTTTTTCAACAAACAATTGTTCTTTTCGAAAAGTTTCTTTCTCCTTTTCGAAATCTTCCCGTTCTTTATCAAATAAAGCTTTTTGTCGATCCTTTTCAGATAGTTTTGCCAAACGAGCCGCTTCATTCCGCTCTTTTTCTACTTTTGCTTCATACTCTTGTTCCCACTTACTCTTTTCCGCAGCCAACATTTTAGCAATATCTGAACGAGTAAAAGTTTTTTCCTTTGGTTCTTCTTTTTGTTTGTCCTCAGGTAGTGTAGAAGTATCTGTCGGCTCATTCTCTTGGCTACCTTCTGGATTTTCCGCAAACAATTGAAGATTTAAAGGCAACAATAACTTATTTTTCATGTGTATATTCCTCCAGTCATTACGTGACCAATCGAATCTCGTTTTACGGTCGGCACCGAAACAGCTTCAATTTATAACGCCCCGAGCAGTAGAGGGCATAATAAAAAGCCTAGAAAAAAACTAGACTTTACGTTTCATCTTCAAACCCAAGTTCACTATCATCTGGCACTATCCCAGTTCTACAACCAACATGATAAGGTGGCGCTGTCACTCCTGGTTGGTATTCAGATAATAAATACGATTTATTTTCACGATTTACTTGTAAACAAATGTCCGTAGTTCGACTATCTACGTGTACATTATTTTTATATCTAGTTAAGCCAAATTCTTCAAATCGCTTAGCTGCAGAAAGGTTGATAACATTTGTCCCATCTGTCCGAACAATGGCTTCTGCCCGGCTTTTGGCCACATTGTACTTTTTCCGTAATTCACGAGCCATATCCGCTGGACCAGAACCTCGTATAAATCCTTGGGTTAGAACTTTTTTCAAATCTTTTGCAAGAGTATCTATGTTTCCCCAAATACTGTCGGAATAGTTTTTCCCATTGAATGGTGTTTTTACGATTTGTTCTAAGGCTGGCTTATTCAACGTGCTTTGGGAATTACCTCCTGTAATTTTTCGATAGGCATATTGCGCTACTTCTTTTAGATAACGAACAAACGATTGATGCAATGCTCCGCTCATTTTACCTAATTGCCATTCTAGGTTTAACTGTAAAGCTTCTAACCGAGTGACTTTTCCAGCTTTATATTGTTCATTCAATCGTTTTAAAAGTTCTGGATCCTTTTCAGCTTGCTTGAAATACTTCTCCGCATTCGCTCGATAATTCGATAAATCTTCTCGCATGAGCCTTTTTTTGGCTTCCTGAACAGAAATTTTATTCTCCTTAGCATATTGTGCATAGAAAGCATAAATCTCTTTCTGCACGATCTGACGGTTTTCTGTGTAAATGGCTTGTAGTTCATCAAAGAAATCAATATCAGTCTGGTCAGTATAAGCCATAATCTCATCCATACGTTTGGACCAGTAACTAGCTGATTTCTTCGTCATCATCTTCTTGGTCATCCTCAATCACATCCACTTCAGGACGCCTTGGTGCTGGTTTTTCTTCGGCTTCTTCTTTTATTCTTGTTAGTTCAACTTCCGGGTCAATACCAGTAACAGTAGATAAGATTTCAAATAACGTTTCATCTGAAACTGTGCCATATAATTGACCCGCTAATGCCACAATCTCACTATCAGATTTTGGAACGTTCGCAGTAAAGATAACATTGGTATTATTGATTTGATCGTAAGCAACCGAATCATTTCCCTTAATCCGCCAGATATTCACAGCTAAACGCAATCGTCGCATCAATCCTTTTTCAAATAACCGTTGTTGCATGACACGTCGATTATCAGCAGCCATTAGTTTGTACTTCATTGCTTCGCCCGATTGTGTTCCGCTAAAATTAGCATCTAAAGTATCCGGTGTGAATGTAAAACGTAGAATATCATTCACTAAACGTTGCTTATACGTTTCCGCACCTTCTGTATCATATTCTTTTACTAAATACTTCGCATCTGGAGTAGATCCGTTAGGATTAGGGTTGTCATCCATAATCATGATTCTTGCTCGTTTAAAAGCTAATGAAACAGCTAGTTTTGAATTAGGAACAACATTTCCATCCTCATCTAGATCGTTCGGTGCTGTTCCGGTGTATGGATTTCCCGTAATCATTAAAATCGCATCCATAGCATCTTGTTGAAAATTAGCTAATTCAGATTGTGATAAATCATATGCATCGATGGAATCTAAAACCGGCTCATAAGCTCCTGTCCGATCTTCATTATTCGCAAATTCATTTATCGGAACACCATCAAATACATGGTCATCAGAATCATATAAATGTAGCTCTTTTTCTTCTTGATTACTATTGACATACATATAAACCATGTCGGAAGTGTACACATTAACAAAATCTTTTCGGACCCCATCCCCATAGTCAAGAGTATAGTAATAAACACCAAACAAAGAATTGTTGTCTGTTGTATCGTCATAGACAATAAAGGTCTGTTCCGGTTTTAGTTTAACTAATTTGACGTAGGCACCTCCTGTTTCATCAAGCACAGTAGTTAACAATTCATACGCCCGACCGTAAATCGAAAGATCTGTTTTGATTAGAACATTATGGTAATCTTCATTATTTCGTTTAAAAAAATCATCGATCTGTTCTTGAATCTTTTCGTCTTCATTTTTGTATTGTACAGGCTGACCAAGCATATACCCTTGTTCAAAAATAGTGATATACCGTGCAAAATCACTAGCTATGCGATTATCAGCGGCAAACTCATCTGTTTTAGCTGGCTTGTATTTTATATTATTGTCTGCCAAATAATACCGTTTTAATTCTAGCAATCGTGGTACTTGTTCAGTTTTATGCTGATTGATAAATTTTTCTAATTGGTAAATCCAATCTTCTGAAGCAAATTCAATAGTTTCAAAATCTTCACAAGATATCCGAAAAATTGTATTTGCATTTTTATGGTATCGATGTTTCTGTAAAAAAGTAATTTCTTTATCCATCTTATTTCCTTTCTAGCCAAAGAAGAATTTGGCTGCATTCATTCGATCCTTTAAATTTTGAGGATTTTGTATCTGAAGTGTTTCAGCAATACCAGTAACAGCATCTGGTGCATCATCATGAGCATTTTTCCCTTCACGCTGATACGTTGTCATAGCAAAATAAAATTCTGGCCAGCGTGTTGCCCAGTCTGATGGATAATACACATTATTTTCAATCCATGCACTGTTAGATAAAATACGAGAGTATTTATTTGCAGATTGATGAAAATCTTCATAATAAGCAGTATAGTAGCCTCTTTCCTTTACTAATCGCTCAGAGTTACGACGAAACCCACGACCGCCATTATTTCCTTCAATACGAACATGGTTCACTTTATTTCGTATGATCATATTTGCATGAGCATTCTCCGTCACTTCCATAGGCTCTTTGGTGTATAACACATCTAATAAATATGCTCGATGATCCGCTGTTTCAGCAAAAACAGGAGAAGCAAAATAATCGGCTCCCTTATCAGCAGTATCAGTATAATTCCATATTTTAATAATATTCTCGGGCAACGTATCATAAGTAAGAAACTTTTGATATAAACATCCTTTTAAATCAATCGGTTCTTGTTGATAGTTAGCAGAAGCAATATCTGCACCCATCGTTTTCTTTTTACGGAAATATTCTTCTTTAGAAAGGACAGACTCACAAAGCATAGTGTCTGTTTCTTCGTTATATGCTTTCATGCTAATATGTTTTACTTTATAACCTGATTGAGGTAACTCCTTTAAAGCTTTTCCTGCTAAATCATTAGAATGCCACCTAGTCATGATGATTATAATTTTACCGCCTGTTTCTAAACGAGAAAGCATAGTATTGATAAACCAATCCCAGTGTTTCTCTAAAACCATAACGTTATTTGCTTCTTCGGCATTTTTAATTAAATCATCAATAATAATGATGTCTGCGCCAAATCCTGTAGCTGTCCCAGTTGGTGACGTTGCTAGATAATTGTTATATCCTCCAGCCAAACTCCATAAGTTCATGGCACCATCACCAGACTTTATCTCTACACCAGGGAATACATCTGAAAATACTATCCTGCTTTCATCTGCTTTTATTTCCTGAACAGTATTCCTCACACTTTTAGAAAATGTTGTAGATAATGTTTCATTATATGAACCCGTCATTATCTTTTTTTGATTGTCATTTCCCAATAACCATTCTACAAATTTACCAGCAGTTCTTGATTTTCCATGTCTTGGTGGTTCATTAATAACTAGTACATTATCTTCACTGTCATAAATGAATTCTTGTAAATCATTGCATAATTCTTTTAAGTACACTCTATCTTGTTTGTAAAAATCAGATGCCATTAATTTGCAATAGTCCCAAAAATAACGACGGGATAATTCTAACTTTGCACCTAAAACAATTTTATCCATCATCTTCAGCTAACCTTCTTAATTCTTCTTCAGATAAATTAGCGAATGGATTGCTAACAGACATTTCGCCAGAAATTTGAGTTTCTTTTCGATCTCTCCATTCGTCTGGCTTTCTATTTTTCAACCAGAAAATAGCCGCAACTGGATTAGGAGCTACTTGTTTTGTAACCTTTTTTGTAATTTCCATACCTTTTTCTGTTAATTCTTCTGTAACTTCGGTATATTCGTAGCCTGTAGCACTCTTAAACAATGCATTTTCCACTTGACGATCGACAACTTCTTTCCCTTTTTTAAGGGCGGAAGAAATGGAAGAAAATTTCTTTTTCCAATCGGTAAATGTTCGTTCGGATACTCCGATATTCTGGGCTATCTGCTTATCGATGAGGCCATCTCGTGCCCATCCTTCAATTTTGATTAACCCTTCCTCGGTTAGCCACTCTGTGTACTTCGCCATGACCTCACCGCCTTTCTATTTAATAACTTATTAACTCATATACTTCTCTACATTTTCTAGTATATGCTTATCTTTCCAACTACCATACCCACAATAAACAAGCTTACAAGAATCAATCTCTTTCGGTGTGGCTTCTCTTGTCATTTCAACAATCGAAGCATTCTTTTTTATCTGCACAGACATTACAACACGCATTGAATCAGTTGAGCGATTCGACTGTGGATATTTATGTGTTAGCGATACATACCAATAGCTTTTCATATATTTCTCTCCTAGTTATTTTTATGTACTTGATTCAATAAATTATCTTTTGTTATACTATTTATGGGTAGCTGCTCCTTAAAATAATTTGTTAATCTACTTTAAATATTCTAGTTTAACCTCGATGTTGCGTGATAAGATAAATTAACCTATGCTACCCTAGCCACTAGGTCCTCTGTCCTAGTGGCTGTTTTTATGTATAACTTTTTTATTGCAAAATTATTTTAGGCTTTGATATAATAGTTCTGGGTAGCAACTCCTTATAATAATAGTATTATGATGTTGATTAAATATTCCTATAAAAATTATTGTTGTTGCACACTTACGACTAATAATATTTGCTACCCTAGCCACTAGGCCCCCTGTCCTAGTGGCTTTTTTATGTACGAAAAAAGACCACTTACTTACGTTGAGTAGTCTCGATTGAATTTATTTTGTTTCATGATATAATGTATACAGAAAAAGGACGTGCTACTAACACGCCCTAATGTAGAACCGTTAAAAAGACGGTGACTGTCATAAATTAGTTTTGATAACCATCTACGACCTGTCAAAGTGTTAGATGGTTATTTTTTTGTGTTCGTATGGTCTATAATCAGCAATACCAATGTCGCAAATGCAATCATTAGCAATAATGCTTCAAATACAGACATGCCTATTCCCTTCTAGGAATAAAGCTATGAACCATAGGCATCACCCCTTTATTCAAGCGATTAGCCACCATCTTTTCACTTTTCTACAACAGTTATTATACATAATTTTTCATTCTTCTACCAGATAAAAAAGAGGCACTTGCAAGCTAGTGCCTCACCGTGAATGTAGCAGAAACATCTATTGACGATTCTTTTATTTAAGTAGCAAAGCTACCTATTGGCGTGACAGGAATCGAACCTGCCTCTTATCTCGCTATATGCTCGTTGCATCCCAGATGCTACACGCCAACCGAAAGGATCTTCCCACTATGCCATTTTTGAGATTGTCTACCGTAATCTCAATGTCACTGGCAAGGATTTGCACCCTGCATGATATCTACCCTAATTTGGGCTACGCCCCGCACTCTGCTGATATCTTTTGGGAGTACTAATGTATCTACCTATTCCGCCACAGTGACTAATCAATCAAACACCAGCAAAAACAATTGATCAAGTTTATCCTAAACGTACCTAGCTGCTACTCTATGAGTTTAGGAATTGCTCTCGTGCGTAAGCAGCTGCCGCAGAGTTCTGGTTAATGTTCTTATCTTCTTCAGATGCTGGGCTAGAATACCGCGCCTAACCACGCCTATTATGTTTTATCCTGCATCAGGTAGTTACTGCATCTCTAGTAACTATTTGTCACTCACAAACCTGTAGAAAAAAGAGAGAGGAATTACACCCCATTTCTTTAAATTGAGAACGTATAATTTGTGAATGATCATTGCAACTTACATAGCGCTATCTTGACATGCGCTTGCAACATACGTCTACGTGTAAGCTTAATGTCAAGTTTATTGCAATATTTGCTACCTAGACTAAACGAGACAGAAAGAACTGGACTTTCCACATCCTTATTCTTTATTTTTATAGGTAGCCTCAAAAGATAAGTGAAACGGAGCTAAGATAGGTAAGCATGCATTACCTCGTTTCCTTATCTTTCGACATTACCATAATAACATGGATTTCCGAATAAAATCCCTACAAATTCCCTACAAAAACCCTACAAAATTTTCTATTTATAAACAACTAAAATTCCGTGTTTATAGGCTTCAGCAAATTCGATCAAAGCATTAGATTTTAACTTCTCAACATTTTTTTCACCATATCCACGTATTAACTGCCCTATTTCCCAATTGGTATGTTTTTCTACATCGCAAAAACTATAATATAGCACTTGACGACTAATAAGACTTAATGCCATAAGCGCAGATAAAATTGCATCTCTTTCTGCTTCTACATCTGCTAATTGTACTAGCGCATCTTCTGCTTTATTCCCGTGACTTTGGCTTTTAGGCATATCTGTAATAATTGGTGATTTTAAATCTATCAAAGAGCGACCAGCTATTCGCTCTAAACGTCTAAAGTTCTTCAACACATTTCTGGCATTCGCTTTTGTTTGTCGAAAATCTACTTCTCTTAGCAATTTAATCAA